TGCAGAATACATCATTAAAGAAAAGCGGTAATAATAAGTTTGCGGGATATGACTACTTTGAACTAGGTGATTTTTTACCCGCTATCAACGTGATAATGAAGAATAACAAAATGAGCAGCTTTATAAACTTTGGTACTGAGTTAGCAGTATTAACGCTAGTAAATAGTGAAAAGCCAGAGGAACAAATACAATTCACTTCTCCAATGTCTAGTGCCAACTTAAAAGGCTGCCACGATGTGCAAAATCTTGGAGCAGTTCAAACTTATCTTAGAAGATACTTATACGTAAATGCCTTTGAAATAGTTGAACACGATGCGTTAGATGCGGTTCATGGTAGTGATAGCTCTAAAAACGATTATAAGCCCTCAGGAGAGAATAAAGAGCAAGGTAATACAAATACATTACCAAATGTAAAACTAAGCGATAAACAAGTAAATAGAGCGATTGCGATAGGTAAGAGCAAGGGCATAACATTAGCACAGATAAAAAGTTCAATAACTAAGAGTTATAACAAGGTTGAAATAGCTGATTTAACTAAGGAAGAATATGACGAGTTATGTAATAGGTTAGAAAATGCAGGAGGTGCTAAATAATGAGAGAAAAAATAGTTGAATTATTAATGAGTACTAAAAGATTCGGAATGGAAAACTTAATTGAATGGATGGATAACAACGGATTCTTTACTGCACCATGTAGCGGTCAATACCACCTTTGTAAAGAGGGTGGTTTGGTTGAACACAGTTTGAATGTTTATGAGGTGGGCAATAGTGGACTTCATAACTTGATGATTAATACACCTAAACATTTAATAGGACATTATGATTCATGGAGAATAGTTTCACTATTACACGACTTAGGAAAGGCAGGACAGTTTGGGAAACCTAATTACACACCTAATATGATAAGTGATAGAAAAGGTGGTTTTATTCAATCAGACAAGAAGCCTTATGAAACTAATAAAGATTTACTCCCAATACCGCACGAAATAAGATCAATTCAAATTATATCACAGTTTATAGAGCTTACAGAGGAAGAAAACTTCGCAATACTACACCACAATGGAATGTACTCAGATTTAAAATATCAGTTACAAGGTAAGGAAACACCGCTTCAAATGATACTTCACTTTAGTGACATGTGGGCGAGTAGAATAGTAGAAGAATAGGGAGGTTAAAACCTCCCGTAAAGGGGGATAAAGGGATGAAAAGAGATTTAATGGTGGGGATACCATGTGTGGTGTTATGGACTATGGTTATAATGATGCTAGTTTCAATTAAGTATTAGGAATGTAGTCAAATGAAAAATATGAATATAGGGTGAACATGGAGGTGTGAAGTGAAAAAATTTAGAAACGAGATAGTTTTGGTTGATGAAAATAGAAATATCGTATTAAGAAAAAATCAAAATGTAAGACTAACAAGCTTAAAAGGTACTGTTATTCAGGGTATTGTACGTTTTGTAGGCGACGGTAGTGTGCAATTTGAAGATAATCTATCGTTACACTTTAATGAAATTGATAGTGTTGAAATTATTGAATAATGATTCGCCATACAATAATAGGACGTAAAAAAAAGAGGTATGCTACAACATACCTCTAAAGTATAATGTATTTCGAAACTGAGGATACTATTATTGTAACCAATATATAAAAAAATATTCCAGAAAAATTAAAAAATTATTCCAAATACTATTGCAATATAGTTAAGAAGGGTATATAATTAAAGTATAGTAGTTAGTAACTATTAATAAAGGAGGTTTAACAATGAACGAATTCAAAGTTATAACATTTCCACTGAAGTTTGTTAGCGAATATAGAGATGTTATAAAAGCAGCAGCTGAGAAAAAAGGTATGTCAATGAACAAGTTTATATTAGAAGCTATAGAAGAAAAGATCCAAAGACAAAAGGAGCAGTAATATGAAAGATTACAGACGGTATACTGAACCTTATAAACCTAATGAATGGGAAGAAGATGAAGAATGGCTAATAAAAAGATTGGATTTTTTATGGACACTATCAGAATATTATCCCAGGATATATATAGAAAAAAGGTTTGGTGAAGAGAAATACAACCTTTATAAATTCTATGAAAAGTTAATTCCAAAGGCTAACGACATAAATACAAGCCAATACAACGAAGGGTATTACTTGAATATGTTCAGCAAAAAAAGTCTTGAGGATTTAAGGGAAGAGTTTAAAGTCTTACACCTAACTAAAGAAAAAAATATGGATATGTTCTTGAGAAAAAGACTGTATATAAAATACTACTTCTTACAAGATTATATTAGCGAATTTGAGTAGGTGATAGAAGTGGCAGAAAAAAGATTTTACTGGTTGAAATTAAAACAGGACTTCTTTGAACAAGATGATATAAAGATCGTTGAAAGTATGAAGAATGGAAAGGACTATATAATATTCCTTTTAAAGCTACAATTGAAAAGCATAAATACTGAGGGACACTTATTATTTAAAAACACAATACCTTACTCAGATGAAATGCTATCAACTATCACAAACACAAACATTGATATTGTAAGAGCAGCTATTACAGTTTTTCTACAACTAGGAATGGTTGAAAGGCTAGATGATGGAACTCTATTCATGACAGAGGTACAAAACCTAATTGGAAGTGAAGGACAAAGTGCTGAGAGGGTAAGAAGGTATAGAGAGAATAAAGAAAATATAGCGTTACTTTGTAACGGTGATGTAACTAACAGTAACGACGAGGTAACAAAAAGTAACGAGCATATAGATATAGAGATAGAGCAAGATATAAAAGAAGATATAGAGAAAAAGAAATCAGAGGTTAAATATACAGAAGAATTTGAGCGTTTCTATAAATTGTATCCCAATCCTTTTAACAAATCCCAAACATTCAAAAACTGGAAGAATCGAATTAAAACCGAATCCGTTGAAAACATCATGAAAGCTACTGAAAAATATATAGCCTATTTAAAGGCTAGAAAAACAGTAGACAGGCAATACATGGTTAGAAGTACAAATTTCATAGGACAAAATGCAGAATATAAAGGATATTTAGAAATGGAGGTGAAAGTAGAAGTAGAAACAGACCGATCAAGATATATAGATTAGAGGTGATAATGTGATTGACTTAGCCAAAGCATCAGAGCATATGCACAATAACCAAGTAGAGCAATCTGTGTTAGGTTGTTTGCTTAAAGACAACACGCTATTTAACGATATAGAATATTACCCTAATGACTTGTTTTACGCTACTGTTAACGCTGAGATATTTGGACTTATGAAAGATATTAAAAAAGCTGACAAGCCAATTGATGTAATCACGCTGCTTGATTATGTAAAAGAGAGTGGAAAGAATATAAGCATAACTTATGTCGGTGAATTAATTGGTGGTATAGCAACGACAATGCACTTTGAATCCTACGTAGGAATGTTAGTGGAATACATGAATAAACGGAAGATACTTAAAACGGTACAGAAAATAGACTTTAGTAATAATGTTGAAGCTATAACAAGTGATCTTGGTGAGTTAACAACGGAACTTCTAAAGGAAGAGGACAAGACCATAAGCACTAATGAATATTTGTTTGAGTATATAAATGAAATGTATGAACCTAAAGAAGAAAAGACAATAAAAACAGGGTTAAGTAAAATTGATGATGTTACAAATGGAATTAAACCAGGGCAACTAATAACAATAGCAGCTTATACAGGAGTTGGGAAGTCTATAGTTACAAGTCAAATAATACTCAACATGTTAAGACAGAATAAAAAAATAGCTCTGTTCAGCTTAGAAATGGGAAGAGAAGAGATAATAAATAAATTGGTTTCCAATGGTTGCTCTATAGAGTTTGAAAAGTTGGATAAAAAGCAGTTAAACACACAGGAAAAAGACAAAATGGTTCAGTATATATCAACATTCCTAGCAGGAAAGCACTTTGAAATATACGAATACATGGATGATATAAATAGGATAATCAAACAGATAAAGATTGAAAAGCTAAAATACAATACTGACGTTATATTCCTGGATTTAATTAATAGAGTTACGGACTTTAAGGACAAGTCGAGTAAAAGAGCTGAGTTTTTAGGAAGTATAACAAGAAGGCTGAAAATATTAGGCGGTCAGTTAGGGATGCCAATAATAATAACTGCACAGATAAATAGAATGGTTGAACAAAGGATAGATAAAGCACCAACGCTTTCAGATATAAAAGAATCTGGAGGAATAGCGGAAGATAGTGACCTAGTATTAGGACTTTACCGAGATAAAAGGTTAGAAGATCCAGGCTATAGAGAAGAATTAAACAATAGTGGAAAACTTAATTATCATGCTAAAGATGCCACAGTTAATCCAGAGTGTATGGAGATACACATATTAAAAGGACGTAATGTTCCTGCAAGTAAAAAGGCTTTTCATTGGAAGCCAGAATATCAGAGAATAGGCAACCTAGACATGACATACGAAGGTAAATACAATCCAACACTATTTAATAAACAGGGTAAGAAGTAAAGTAAAATATTAAGAAGTAAAGTGAAAGAGGGTATGAGAAAATGAGGGACGAATTATTAAGAATGAAAACCGCAATGATATTGGCTAAGGCAGTAGGATGCACCATTGAAGAAGCAGAAAAGAAGTTAAACGCACTCGATGAAGAAATAAGGAGTGATAAGGATGCAGACAAAAGAGTTTGTAAAATTAGTTAAGAAGAATTTTGAAGTAATGCCCACCACTAGAGAATTAAACAAATTCATATTTGAAAACAGATTAACAGTAAATACAGAAGCAGCACATACCGCAACAACAAAAGCTTACCTCAGAGAAGATTCTAAGAAAATAAAACCCTCAAAAGAAAAAATAATAGAGTTAATGAATAAGAACTGGAAACATGAAGCAATTGCAAAAGAATTATTCATATCTAAAAGTACGTTAAGCGACTATAAAAGGGAGTACGGACTTACAAGCTATAGAGTGAGTAAGGGCGATAGGATTGAAAAGATAATGGAACTTATAAAAAAAGATATGGACGCAAGTGAAATAGCTAAAATAATGAATGTTTCTGTTAATACGGTTTGTAGGTATAGACGTTGTAGCGGAATAACTCAAAAAGTCGTATATAAAGTTGACATAGAGAGAATGAAAGAGTTGTTAAAAACTCACAACCAAAGAGAAGTAGCTAAGATACTCGGAGTTTCTGAAACTTGTATATGTAACAGGATAAAAGCATGTAGGGAAAATGGTGAAGATGTAATTGTTGTCAAAGGTAGAAAAGGGATAAAGAAAAAGGTAGCAACCAAAGAAGAAATACTGAACCTAGTTAAAGAGGGATACAACACCAATAAAAAGATTATAGATAAACTTGGGATATCAGAAAAGACATACATAAGGATAAAAAAAGAACTAGGGATAACAAGTTATGAGGTTGAAGCAATTTGAATTTAGGAGGTTGTATGGAAATAAATAAAGTTGTCTGCATGGATAATCTTGAGTACATGAAAAGTTTGCCAAGCGAAAGCATTGATTTGATATATGGTGATATTCTATATTGCACAGGTAAGAAATTCAAAGATTATCAAGATTTGAAACCAAATAGAGTGGTAGTGGAAAGCTTTTATATACCTAGACTTGATGAAATGCATAGATTATTAAAAGTCACAGGGTCTATATATCTACAAATGGATTACAGAATAGTTCACTGGATAAGAGAAATAATGGACGATGTGTTTGGCTACGATAATTTTCAGAATGAAATCATATGGTGTTATAACGGCGGGGGTATCACCAAGCAAAGATTTAACCGAAAACACGATAATATATTATTCTATTCAAAAACCAAAGATTATAAGTTTAACACTCAATATCAGCCGTACAACGATAACTCGGTAGGACGACTTAAGCACAAACATAGGGGTGAAGATAAATCAGATAGAGTTAATATTGGAACTCCTATGGTTGATTGGTGGACTGATATAAAGTGTATAGTAAATCCTGCTAATGTAGAATATGTTGGATATGATACTCAAAAACCTTTATCTTTAGCAGAGAGAATTATATTAGCATCAAGTGATAAAGGAGATACTGTAGCAGATTTCTTTATGGGTTCTGGATTTTTCATAGCAAAGGCTAAAATATTGGAGCGTAATTATATAGGTTGTGACATTAACCCTAGAGCTGTAGAAATAACTTACAACAGGATTAATGGTTATATATACGAGTAGATGCGGGGTAATGAATAATTGCTATATATTGTGTAATAAGTAGGTGAGGTATGAAGGTTGAAATAATAGGTTGCTCAATAGAAGAATGGTGGCATGAAAAGTACATAGGAAGAATTGTAGAAGTAAAAGAATGGTCGCATGATGCCTGGTTTGCTCTAGATGTAGAAGAAGCCGGGGGAGTGTTACCGAAAAGAGATAGTAAAGTGATAGGGGAGGATAATAAAATGAGTGAATATGGTTTAAGAGATTTAATTTCGATATTAGAGGTAAATCCTAACTTAGAGTTTGAAGGTGCTACAAATGGTAGAGTTTATAATGCCAAGCTATTAAATGATAACCTTTATATAACTACAGAGGGTTTAAGCGACTGCATGATACCAACATCAACTATACCTTTGAATTTGAAATGGAAATTAAAGTAGGTGTAGTTATGCTCTGGACCATAAAAGAGGAAAAAGAAGCAATGAGATTAAGAAAAGAAGGGTTAACAATAGTAACTATAGCTGAGATAATGGGTAGGTCAGAAGATTCAATTCATAAAAAGTTATTAAAAAAAGGTTGTAGATCAGAAGAATATGTGTGGTGGACCAATGAAGAATGGGAAGAAGCACAAAGGTTGAAAAATGAATGTACCTATGAACAGATAGCTGCACACTTGTGTTATAAATTTGGAACTGCTAGAAGTAGTAGGAGTGTAGAACACAAATTTATCAGGGAAAGAAATAAAATTAAAAGGAGAATGAATAATGAATAAAGCGATTTTGATTGGCAGGCTTACTAAGGATTGTGATTTGAAGTTTACTCAAAACGATGGGAAAGCGGTTGCTAGTTTCACTATAGCAGTAGATAAGTTTGTAAATGGTGAAAAAGGTGCTGATTATATAGCGGTAGTTGTTTGGGGTAAAATTGCCGAAAATGTAGCGAATTTCACTAGTAAAGGTTCTTTGGTTGCGGTGTGTGGCAGACTCCAAAGTCGTTCCTATGATGCCAAAGATGGTTCTAAAAGATATGTTACAGAGGTTGTAGCAAGTGAAGTACAGTTTTTAAGTAAAGGACAACAAGCAAGTAATGAAACTGCAAGTGATAGCGGATTTGAAGGAATGACAGGAGATTTGGGAGATAGTCCTTTCTAAGACACAATTTGAGTATATTGTGAACTACAAGGAGGATATTATGAAACAAAATATGCAAGAAATTATTAAATGCGAAATCTGTGGCGAAGAGCATAAACGCATTGAACTCTACGTAGACAATGGGAAAGAAATTTGCAGAAAGTGTTCAAACAAAATTATCAGAGATGCTTGGAGCAAATAAAATTGATACGCAATACAAAGATAAGATGTAAATAACCACAGAAAGAAGGGTTATAAAATGATAGACATAAAGAAGAATGATTATATACAAATCAAAGACGGGTCAGATTGGCATGGTTTGGTTGGGGTTTGCACAAAGGCAACCTCTACAGAAGCTTATATATTCTGTGTACAAAGACCGAATTACACTTATAGAGTACATCAAGGCAATAGAGATAAAATTGTAAAGTGGGGTTGTAAAAATGGAGATTAAAGACTTGGTAACTAAAGCACATATTAATGCAACTATGAAGGGGTTTCATGATTTAGAGAGTTCAATATTAGATAAGCTTAACAAATGCTCTTTAGTAACGTCAGAAGAGCTTGTAGCGGTTCAAAACGCTTTCTTAAGTCAAAAGCTCATGTTGATTGTCGGAGAGGTTGCAGAAGCTCAAGAAGCATTAAGAAAAGGTGATATAGAAAACTTTGATGAAGAAATAAGTGATGTATGCCTACGAATTTTCGATTTATCGGGTTGTGAGGATATAAACCTCGAAGACGAAATAATTAAAAAGATGAAGAAAAACAAAAATCGTCCTAGGTTGCACAATAAATTGTTTTAGAGGTGAATGTATGGATGAATACAGAGAATGTGAAGAATGTGGACAATGGAAAAGTACAAGCCGATACGCTATAAACGATAGAATAGAACTTCATCATACTGTTTTTAGAAGTCAACTAAAGAGCATGGAGAATGTACCTATAAACCATAAATATATCTGTAGCAGATGCCACCGGGATCATAAAGTAGGTGTACATCATAACAAGGAAAAGGACTTGGAGTATAAGCAAGAGCTCCAAGTCAAACTCCAAACTATGTTCACACACGATTATTATACGATACATCAAATAAGAATTATGCTAGATATAAGTAAAAAAGAAGCTGAGAAGTTAACAAAGAGATTGAAATTGTACAAGGAAGGTTATTCTGCAAAAGAATTAATTTTTCATATGATGGGTGATAGAAATTATTTAGAGGTGGAGGAATGAGTAAGTATAAAGCCAAAAAAGTAACAGTTGATGCTTATACCTTTGATAGCAAAACAGAATCGAAATATTATGAAAAACTAAAAGAGGACAAGGCAAAGGGGTTGATAGATAACTTTGAGTTGCAACCTAGATTTATATTAATACCTTCCTTTGAAAAGATGGGGAAGAAGTATAGAAGGTTAGAATATGTTGGTGATTTCCTTATATATCACTTAGATAATACTCTAGAGGTAATAGACATTAAAGGATATCCAACAGAGGGAGCAAAACTCAAAAGGAAACTATTCAATTACTTTCAACCTCATAAATTAACCTGGTTAAAGTGGTATAAAGGGGAGTGGGTAGAATGTTAAGTAAACAGAGTTTAACAATAATTTCTGAAAGTATAGCATTATATAAATTCGATATGTATTGCAAAAGGTTAGATCAAAGGTTTAGTGATGCACTTAATGCAGCTTTTGAACCTGAGAGAATTAGCAAGGAAAGAACACAGAGAATCGGTAATAGGTTTTTAGACAACTTGCATGAGGTGGAACGATGGAAGTAGCAGTAATAGCGGAAGAAATTTATAATTCGGGCAAAAGGTTGGAGAATGGAAGTAAACAACTATTTAACCTAGCAAAAGAAATGGCTGAGAGTGAAAAGGAATATAGAAAAGCCTTAGCACTAGAGATAATTAGATTAAGAGATGAAAAGGTACAAGCAACATTAATACCCGATATAGCTAGGGGGAACACCTCGGAATTAAAGTATCAAAGGGATATAGCCGAAGCCAGGTGGAAAGCTGCGTTAAATTCATTGGATGCTATTAAGACACAACAGAATGGTCTACAAAGTATATTGAGGATTCAAACAGAAGTATAGAAAATAGATTTATGGGAGGGTTATAAAATGGAATACTTAACAAATTTAACAATCTCTTTAATGGTAGGAGTTATAATAGGCTGCTTGGTAGTGACGTTAATGGATAAAATGAGTTTGTTCAGTAGATTAGTTTTACTTATTGCAGTTGGGTGCATGGTTTATATATTAAATGAGTGGGTAAATGTAATTATAACTGTAATAGGTGTTGCAGTAACTGTAATTTGGTTAGCACTATGCAAGGCAAGTAAAGAGGTGAGATAAATGTTAGTTGTTGAGGTGATACCTTATAAAAGCTTTTCTGAACTTATGAGGATAACTAAAGCAGCTAAAGGAATAGTGACTATAGAAAAAAACTATGTGATGATAGAGAGGAAAGAATATGGTAGAGGGATATAAACAATTACTAGAGGAAATAGAGATTCACGAAAATTTATTAGAAAGTCATAGGATAAGCTATCAGTACTATACAAAGATTGCAGATAGTTGGACACCTGGAGAATTAAAAGCAATGTCATACTCAGATATGCCTAAAGGATCGTCAATTGATTTAGATGCAGGAGTAGTGTTTACTAAAGCAATACATCATCAAAACAGAATGAAAGAAGAAAAGGAAGTAATACATAAGTTAACAGAGCGTAAGAACTACATAGACACATTAATAAAGGGTAAGAATACTAAAGAAGCAGTAAAGATACTTAAAGAGGTAGGATATAGTAATAAACAAATAGCTGATATGGTTTATATTACTGATAGACATGTTATGCGAATAGTCAAAGAATTAGAGGGGTAAAACCCTCTTTTTTATTTTCTAAAAATATTTTAAATATGTGTTGACAAATGGAGTACGTGTGGTGTATACTAAGATTGTGGAAAGCAAATAACAAGTTTTGAAAGGGGAAATTAAATCATGAAATTCTTTAGTAATGTAAAATCAATCGAGGAACTAAAAAAGGAATACAGAAAATTAGCTTTTGTACATCACCCAGATAGGGGCGGAAATGCTGAAACAATGAAAGAGTTAAACGCAGCTTATGACTTAATGTTAAAGAAGTTAGCAAGCACCGCAAAAGAAGAACATAACGAAATGGAATTTGCAGAACAATTCAAGGAAGTAATAGATAGATTAATAAATTGTATAGGTTTAGAAATAGAAGTGTGTGGATCATGGTTGTGGGTAGGTGGAAACACTAAGCAATATAAAGAAGTGTTAAAAGAACTTGGATTCAAATGGAGAAGTAAAAAAGAAAAGTGGTCATTAGGCGAAACAACAGGAAAGAAAAAAGGCGAATGGTCAATGGATGCTATAAGAGAGAAGTTTGGAAGTGAGAAAATAAATACATCTTCAAGATATGCACTAGTATAAAAGGTTGGGGAAGAAATTCCCCTTTAAGGGGTGATAGTATGAACTTAAATTATAAAATATCTGATGATGATTATAATAAATTAGTTGCTCATGCTGACAAGACAATAAGAAGAAATAAAGAAACCATTAAAATATATGATCAACTAATAGAGTGTTTAAGGGGATATAGTGGGAAGGTACTAAACAAGAGAATAGAAAGCAATGTTAATATAGAAGGGTATAGCGTATATCATTGTAGGAGATACGAAAGACACTATTTATATCTAAGTAGAGAATGCGAACGTTTTGAAATATGTCTATGTGAATATAATAAAGAAAAGAATATAAAATTTGATATTAGTTATATAGAAAACAAGTTAAAAGATATAAAGGAAAAATTAAAAGAAGAAATTGCAGAAAGTGAAAATATAGTTTATTATGTTCAAAAATTTAATGTTGCATTAGATTGGCTTAAAAAGGCTCAAGAAGATATTCAGAAGATACCAGGATATTATGAGTTTAATAGATATTAGGAGGGGTTATAAATGACAAATAAGAATATAAGATTTCAAGTTAGAGAGGTTGAAACAGAATTAAAGTCACTTGATGAAGCTATAAAGAAGTTAGGCTATAAAGATAGGGGAGATTGGTATAGGGAAATGAAAAGAAATGCTATAAAAGAAGCTAGTAAGTTGTAAAATGTCGTTAATATGTCCTAGAAACTATTTACAAATTGTGTTATAATAAAGACAACTAAAGATTTCATGGTGAAAAACTAAAGATCAGTAGACGTACTAAAGAAAAAATTCCCCGAACCCATTAGGCAGTCATCCACAGACTGTCTTTTTTATTTGCATTGAAAGGGTGAGTGATATGTTTGAATGTAATAAGTGTGAATATGAGGAAACTGACATTTGTAATTATTGCGTTGAAGTATATTGTAAACCTAGTGAATGGAAAAGGAAAAGGGAAGATATAGAAAACATTATGAAAGATAACAACGGACTTGATATAAGAAAATGTAAATAGATAGGAGGTGGCAGTATGGGTAGACCATTAAAGTTTAAATCGGTAGAAGATTTGGAAAAGAAGATAGAAGAATACTTTGAATATGCAGAAAAGAAAAACAAGCCTTATACTGTTACTGGATTGTGCTTACACTTAAATTGTGATAGGAAAACATTAATTAACTATGAAGAATCGGAAGAGTATTTCCACACAATAAAAATGGCTAAGATGAGGATAGAGAATTGGCTAGAGGAAAAATCATTAATAGGCGAAACAAATCCAACGGTAACTATATTCAACTTAAAGAATAATTTCGGTTGGAAAGATAAAACGGAAGTTGAAACCTCTGGAGAAACTACAGTGAATAATAAAATAGATTTCTCTAAACTAACTACGGACCAGATAAGGGAACTATTAAAAAATGAAGATTAGAGAAGAACTTAAGAAGGAATTAGCAAGAAGATCATACGCTGATTACTGTATATATGTTCATAGCGGTAAATGGTTCTTAGGTAAGCACTTAGAGTTAATATGTAAAACCGTAGAGGATTTAATATTTGATAGATTAAAAGAGCAGATATTAATATTGTCAGTTCCACCGCAGCATGGTAAATCACAATGCGTTACTGAAACATTACCCAGTTATTACTTAGGGAAGTTTCCGAGTAAGAGAGTTATTGAAACTTCATATGGTGATGATCTTGCTCAGAGGTTTGGAAGAAGGAATAGAGATAAAATAAATGAGTTTGGCTTTGACCTATTTGATATAAAGATAAGCAAGGAAAGAAACTCAGCTACAGACTTTGAAATAGAAGGACATAAGGGCTCAATGATATCTCGTGGTATTATGTCAGGTATAACCGGGCAACCAGGAGATTTAATTATTATTGATGACCCTATTAAGAATAGACAAGAAGCAGATTCCGAAACATACCGGGAAAGATTATGGGATGAGTTCCTAAACTCCATATATACAAGACTATCAGCTAAAGGAAAAATCATTCTTATTATGACCAGGTGGCATGAGGATGATTTAGCAGGAAGAATACTCAAGTATATGCCGGATAAAGCACTAGAGATTAATATACCTCTAGAAGCCGAAGATAATGATGTATTAGGACGTACTAAAGGTGAAGCGTTGTTCCCGGAGATAGGAAAGGATAACGAGTGGCTTAGAGAGTTCAAAAAAGCCTACATGACTAAAGAAGGCTCTAGAGCGTGGAATGCTTTAATGCAAGGACACCCAACTGCTCAAGAAGGTAATATGCTTAAACGTCATTGGTGGAAGTTCTACGAGAGTTTACCAGAATGGATAGACGAATATATTCAATCGTGGGACTGTACCTTTAAAGATAGTGACGGTTCAGATTTTGTTGTTGGTCAAGTATGGGCAAGAGCAGGAGCTTATTATTATCTCGTAGATCAATTTAGAGATAGAATGGACCTACCTACTACAATGCAAGCAATACTCAATATGAGTGAGAAATATCCAAAAGCTACTCTCAAACTTGTAGAGGATAAAGCTAACGGACCGGCAGTTATCCAAATGCTACAGACTAGATTACCGGGACTTATTGCAATCAATCCAGAGGGTGGAAAGATTACAAGAGCTTCGGCAGTATCCCCGGCTATAGAGAGTGGGAATGTGTTCTTACCTAACCCTTTAAATAATCAATGGGTGAATGAGTTCATAGAAGAATGTTCCGCATTTCCTAGTGGTGCTCATGATGATATGGTAGATAGTATGACACAAGCTTTAAATAGATTAATCTACTATAGCAGAAGTAATAAGCCGGAGGAAAGAAGATTCCCTATTAACTCTATGGAAGATAGAGTGCAAAAGAACTTAGAGAAATTAACAAGCAAGAAAAGGAGAAATGATTTCTTATGATAATAGATATAGCTTTAATAGCCCTTATAGCCTTTCTAACGGTGATGAATCATAAAGAGAGAGCTAGACTATTGGACAGAATACAAGCTCGCGATTTAAGCGAATATAAAGCTTTAACCACAGAGAGTAAAAAGGAATTAAAAAAGCCTGAGAGCAAGGAAATAGATTTTATATAGAGGTGTAATAATGAACTTTATTAAAAGATTATTCTGTAAGCATAGATATGAATTTGAAAGATGCGAAGAAGAAAACAGAAAGTTAAAAGAGTTTTTTAGGTGTGAAAAATGTGGCAAAAGAAAAGTAACATGCTACTAAATAAATATTTAGCGACATTTCAAGGGGGGATATATTAATTGAAGTTTGAATTTGATGTAGAGAATAAAGGTCAGATAAGTGACGGATACCATACGTTTGACGAGTTATATCATCATAGAATGATTTTATTCTCGATAATCTGCAATACTTATAAACCTGTGGCGTGGAAATCCTCAAAACATTCTGACGGTACTATGTATGATGATTATTTTATAGTTGGTGTAACAACTCCTAAAGGTGATTATACATATCACTATCATAAAGATAATTGGGATAAATTCAATGTACAAGAAATAGAGTTTGCACCTGAGTGGGATGGACATAAACCAAGCGATATAGATAGATTATATAGTTTGCTTTAATAAGTCCTTATAACTATTTTGGGGAGGTGATTAAATGAAATTATTTTACGGTGGATATGGTAAATACAAATTCTATACAGTGGCTAAGACAGAAGCAGAAGCAATAAAGAACATAAAAGAAAAGCATAATCTTCAGGCTTTACCTGTTACAGTAGAGGTAATAGACGATATTGATGGATTTGAGATCAAAGCAGTTGCAAAGAAGGTGACTAAGTAGTGAAAGAACCTAATGTGATAGAAGAAAAGGACCTTGTAAAAGTAGTTGAAGAAGCTAGTAAGAATGGTACTAACTCAGCTATGGAGCAACAAGGTTATATAAACATAGCGTATTTTGCGGGTAAACAATGGATAAGTTGGGATAAGGCTAATAACAGATTGTTTGAACCACCTAAAGAAGCTCATAAAGTACGCTTTGTAGGTAACAGAATACAACCTATTGTACGTACTGAATTAGCTAAGATAACCAAGACTAAGCCTATTGTTAATGTTATTCCTGCTTCAAATGATGACGATGATATTAAATCAGCTCATCTAGGGCAGAAAATAGCAGACTGGTTGTTTTACGAGTTAGACTTGCAAGAAGCTAATAAGGAACTCGCTATGTGGGGTTTATGTACTGATATAGCCTTTATGAAACCTTATTGGAATCCAAGTAAAGGTGATAGTGTTGTAAGCCCTCAAGGCGAGCAAATGAATCTAGGTGACATAGATTACGATGTAGTATCCATGTTTGATGTTAAGATTGACCCTACCGCTAAGAAGTGGAAGGAAGTTAAGTGGATAGTACACGAAAAGCCTAGAGAGGTAGACTACATAAAAGAAGTGTATGGGAAAGATGTTGCAGCGGAATCAGGAATTGCAGTAAGTAATATATTTAGTGCTAAACTTAAGGACCTTAATAATATAGGCACTGAAACTAAAACCGATGAAGTTAAAAGTAGTGCTATAGTAAGAGAGTATTGGGAAAAGCCTTCAAGCAAGTATCCTAAGGGACGTAGAATAACCGTAGCAAACCACGTGTTACTCTTATATGAGGAAGATATAGGATTTGGTGAAGCTGATAAGACAGAGAGAGAATTACCTTTCTTTCCTTTTGTACATATTGTTATACCTGGACGAGTTAACGGAATGTCTGTAATAGAGAATCTTATTCCTGTGCAAAGGGAATACAACAAAACTAGATCACAGATAATTGAGAATAAGAATATTATTAGCAATCCTGTGTGGTTAGTTGAAGAAGGTTCAATAGATGTAGAGATAACAGACGAGCCAGGACAAGTAGTACAGTACAAGAAGGGTTTTGCAGCACCTAAGATTGAGCAACCTCCTGTTATATCTAGTGATGTGTATAGGAATCTTGAAGAATGTAAAGAGGAATTTGACTTTATAAGCGGTCAACATGAGGTATCACATGGTGAAACACCTACGGGAGTTACTTCGGGTACTGCTATTTCATTCTTACAAGAACAGGATGATACTAAGTTAGGACCTACAGTACAGAATTTAGAGAAGTGCATAGAGAAATATATAGCATATATGCTTAAGATAATTAAGATTAAGTATAATATCCCCAGAACTATTAACATTGTGGGCAAAAATAACAGTGTTGAAGTAATTCAATTCCAGGGAAGTCAATTAACCTCTACAGATGTAAGGGTACAAGCAGGAAGTTCTTTACCTCAATCAAAAGCAGCTAAGCAAGACTGGGTAATTAACTTATTACATGAAAAATTGCTTGACCCTGTAAGAGATAGAGATTTAATACTTAAAATGCTTGAATTAGGAATAACAGAAGATTTATACAGTGATGCCACTATTGACGTTAATCAAGCACAGAATGAAGTTGATAAGTGGAAGAAGGGTGACGGTAGTCCTATAGTACGTGACTTCTATAATCATATGGTCCATATAAAGGAGCATGATAAGTTTAGGAAGTCCGATGAATACGAGGAATTACCACCTGAGCTACAAATGATGATAGACGAACATGTGAAACAACATGAGAACTATCTAATGATGACCGCAGCACCTCCAATGGGTGAGCAACCTATGGAAGAACCAATGATGAATAGCCAAACTCAACCGCCTATTATGTAGGTGGCTTTATTGTATATGAACTGCAAAACAGTGTAGCTTACTGGGACGTCGTTCACCAAAGACAAGCTAAGGAGTAATAACTATGGATGAATTAAACTTGGCTGCTAATACCGAGCAATCGGAGGGAATCGCCAACCCAATAGATGAAACTACAAGCACTACAGAGGTACAAACCGAACCAGTGCAAACCACTCAACAAGATATTACACAAACTCAGTCATTCGCTAAGAGATTAGCAGAAGAAAGAAGCAAGCTTGCAGCAGAATTAGAGGGGAAGTACAACCCTTATAAGTCAGTTCTTCAAGAAGCTGCTGAATCTTATGGTTTTAACACTGTAGAAGAATATCTAGAAGCTTATAACCAACAAAAGCAACAACAAGAGCTCGAAAGACAAGCTCAACAAATGAATGCTTCTCCTGAGGTACTAAGAGAACTTAATGAACTTAAACAAAAGATAGCAGCACAGGAAGAAGAAAAAGCAAGCCAAATTGCTAAGCAAGAACAGGCACAATGGGAATCCCAAATAAAAGGCCAAGTCAATGAAGTTCTAGAACTAGCTAAAAAAGACGGTGTTGATATCACCGAAGAACAGTTAATTCAATCCATGATGGAAGAAGGTATAAGCGACCCTAAGAAAGCTTATAAACTTATGAAACCTGAGGTTGACATTGAAGCACTAAAGAAAAGTGCGGTAGAAGAATATTTCGTTAACCTAAAAAAAGGCAATCGTCCAGTAGAGGGTGGCGGTGCTTCACCTGTATTAATTACTCAACAACCAAAGACGTTCGAGGATGCTCGCAAGGGAGCGGCAGAAATGCTCAGGGCATCAAATATATTTAAATAAAGGGAGATGTTATAAATGGCAGGAACTACATTAAGTACACTTGATTCGATTTTAAAAACTCAGTATTTACCAGCGGTTAATGAACAATTCAATAATTTATCAGTAATACTTTCAAGATTAGAAAAAGATTATGATTCTGTAGTAGGTAAAAACTTCACTATGGCACTACACACAGGAAGAAATGAATCTGTGGCAGGACGTGGAGAAGGCGGAACATTACCAGTAGCAGGAAACCAAAGCTATAAGAATGCTATTGTACCAATGAAATACCTATACGGTAGATTGCAAATCACAGGACAAACAATTAAAGCTGCTCAAACAAATGAAGGAGCATTCTTAAAAGCGGTTGATAGCGAAATGAAAGGACTTATGAACGACTTTAGAGCGTCTGTTAATAGACAACTATGGGGCGATGGAACAGGAGCATTAACAGTTTGCGGAACTACTTCAAACAGTACGACTGTAGTTGTTGCTTCTACTAGAAAATTAAGAGTAGGCATGAGAATTGATGTTTTAGTTACGGCAGATGGAACTACTTCAACTGGTGCAACTGATAGAGTTGTATCAAGCATTACAGATGCAACACATTTCGTAATATCTGGTGCTGCAATAACAACAGATAATACTTTTAGTGTTTATGTAATGGGTTCAAGAAACTACGAGATTATGGGAGTTGAGGGAATATTCTCAGCAACTTCAACGCTTCAAGGTTTAGATGTAGCTACATATCCGTTCTGGAAAGCTAACGTACTATCAAATAGCGGAAGTGCAAGAGCAATCTCTGAGGTTCTAATGCAAACTGCTTTAGATACTACTGAGCAAAACTCAGCAGGAAAAACTTCTGCAATATACACTTCATACGGTGTAAGGAGAGCGTACCAGTCATTACTTGCAGCACTTAAACAGTACACAAATCCATTAGAATTAAAAGGTGGTTTTACTGCACTTGATTACAATGGACTTCCTTTGATAGCTGATAAAGATGCTACACCAGGAAAGTTATTCTTCGCAGATGAAAGTCAACTTAAATTCTATAGAATGAGTGATATAGAATGGATGCAAGAAGATGGAGCAGTTCTTTCAAGAGTATCAGGACAAGATGCATATGAGGGAATACTTTACCTTTATCATGAACTTGGAACAAGCATGAGAAATGCAATGACTGTATTATCAGATATAACAGAAGCTTAATAATAAACTAAAAGGGGAAGTCTTAATTGATTTCCCCTTTTTTTACTATGTGGAGGATTTATGTTTGGAGATTTACACAATGTAAAAGGAAGAATAAAGACAATAGATAAAGACTTAGATATGTTTTATGTAGGAAATGGACAGTATGAGATCACTCACAAGGGCGGTCACTTTATGTCAATCTCTAAAGAAGAACTAGACGATAGAACTATAAGAAAAGTTCGTGAAGTAGTTTATAAAAACGTTAATGCTGATATACTAGCAGAAATTGAAGCAAATAATAAGAAAATAGAATCCAGTAAACAAAGGGATTGTGACAACACAATTGAATCAATAGCAAAAGAATTGCGACCTTATGTAAAAAGATTAGATTAGGAGGTAATAACATGGCAGGAATACAAGCACAATTTCCCTTTAGTGGTAGTGCAACAAATACTCATACATTCCCAAGCATGATGAGTGGTATATGGGTAACAAATGATGGTGGTTCAGACATAACTTTAACGGTTAACGGCAATATATTCACTATAAAGCCTTTAGAAACCTTTGATGAGTTTTTAGCGCCCTTTAACACTATAACAATAACAAATGCTTCTGCAAGTGCTTACAGGGGTTATGTGAGGGGGTAATTAAATGAGATTATTCCCTTATCCTAAAAGAAAGAAAGTCAAGAAGAAATTAATATCAAGTACAATAGTTAAAGATTTACAAGTAACTAGAGCATCAGTCGCAGTAAATCCGCTTGAAGCCTACAACGTATCGACAGGTAATGTTATGACACAGTTCAATAATAATGTTGAGGTATCTCATGGTGATTATGGTTTCATAGGTGGTGACACTTTAGAGGTTGCCTATGACTTTGGGATAAAGGTTGCGGGAAGTGTTGTAGAATGTCCTATGAAGTTATACGCTTCTAAAGTGTCAACGCTTCAACCTCCAACAAACATAACAGCAGATTCATCTACTGGGTGGTTTGAATTTGGTGCAGGAAATCAAGCAACGCTAGATTTAGTGAAGTTACAAGATGGTTCGAATTATACGCTTAACAGTACAATAAATAGTCAAATTTCACAACTCATGCTAGAAATCGATCTAACACCACTAGCAAATCAATTATACGGTGGAAGTAATGCAGCACTAAAGGCAGCTTTAAAGGCAATTACTGCTGATGTGTGGGCATTGGGTAGTGGTAGTAATGCGAGTGTGTTGACTAATGGTGTTAAAATAACATCGTGGATTAACGGAGCGAGTTGGAGTGGAAATGTTTCAGAAAATACAGGTGGTACTATACAGAAGTTGACAAGAGCGTATTTAGACAACGCTACTTCTCAAGTGGTGGTTAATAGTTCTAATAAAATTTACATTCTTATTTACGCAACCTATCCAAGTGACGGAACAATAGCATCTAGCGTAAGTCTAGACTACGCAAAAATAACTATAGGACTTAATAGAACCGTTGATACCGTAGCAAGTAAAAATGTGTATTTGCCTAAATATTGGGCGATGGTAGGTGGTTTTAGTCCTCAATTTGATAGTGTTGCGGGTGGGGTTAACAAAAGAGTATTTGCGTTTTATACAGACGTAAATAATAGATGGATATTTAGTAGATCAACTTCGGCAGGTTATTTTTCCTTGCTTAAAGTTAAGGCAGGAGTTTCGACAAGTTTAACAAGTAGTGCAAATACATTCTCTAAAAATCAAGCTTATAGATTTATTGTAGGACAAAATGCAAGTGGCATGTTTATGTTTTTATTAAAGAATAACGGAACTGTAGAGAAGGTAACCAATGCCGAAGTTACTCAGTTATTCGGTCAAATGCCTTTACACACACTTAATCAAAACGGTTCAGAGCAGGGTGACATATTTGCAAGTACCTTTTCACTCTATGATCTGCAAGCACTAGGAAAGCAGAACGGTCTTTCGGATGCAGAAGCAGACGCAATTCTAAGAGGAACTAGTGGAAATAAATTAGGTGTAAGCATGAAAGAACTCTTTGATATCAACGCAGTAACCTTACACGCTAATGCTACTAGGAGTAATGGAGTTATTACGCTTAATGCTACTGGGGCTAATCAGTGGTCATATGTTGACATTCCTGTTCTAGCCAACAACAAATATGAATTTATATGTACAGTTAATGGTGTAAATTCTGTTACCAATATCCAAGAAAAATACAATAGTATTACAGTAAAAGATAACGCTACAATCCACGCATCAAGCGGATTAAAAACAGCAAGTGTGATTGTTGGAGCAAACACAAATAAGATAAGGTTGCATTTTTATAGCACCACAGCAGGAACTTTTACATTCAGCGACATATCACTAAAACTAAAACAATAGGAGGTATTAACTATGACACAAGCAGATTTAACAACCGAGGTTAAATACTTCGGTGCAAAAATAGGTGAGGACTTTAAACTCATCGGCTATGTAGATATTAAACATGTAGATACTTTAGTATTTCATGCCAATTTAACACAAAGGGAATTATCAGAAGTTGAAGGACTTTCCGCAGAAGATATACAAGCACTGGCACAAACAGAAGCAGATACTTTAACTGCTAGTGAAGAATGTACAAAGCAAGTAAATGACTATATAACTCTATTCAACTTGGGGTTATACGGACAATAAAAGGGGTGATTGAATGAGTACTATTCCTATTGGTTCAACTAGCACTAAAAGTTTCAATGATAGATTAACGGATTTAGAAAATGACTTTACTGATATCTCGGAACTTCATACGGTTAATTTATATGTTAGCACAACTGGAAGTGATTCAAATGATGGTTTAACAATATCAACTCCTTTTCTAACACTTCAAAAAGCACTTGATTATATAGAAACTTATGTGTATAGAAACATGAAAACAACCTGGGTTGTGAATGTTGCAGCGGGTACGTATAGCATAATATCTAATGTGTTTTATACTCCAACAAAAACAAAGGTAACTATTCAAGGACCAGACGTTGGAGGGCATCCTAATGTGCCTACAGTAATTTTCGATGGTTCTGCAAGTACAGGAAGTTATATTCATGGTCTTACTATTAGTGGTTTTGGTGTAGGTGCAAGTGTAAAGAATATTAAATTTCAAAACTATAACGGAGATAGTGGCAACAACTCTAGAGGTGGACTTCTATTCGATAATGGTGCTGATGGTTACACTTATAATGTTCACGTTGATAACTGCTCTTGGTTCGGCGTGTATTGGTCAAGACGTTCTCAAGGAAGGCAACAAGGCGGAATAATTGAAAATTGTCGAAATGGTGTAAATACAGATGGTGCTAAAGTTACCGTTGGTTATGGTGCTACCTCGTTATCAGGTGGAACGATAATAAAAAACTGTATTGAAAGTGGTGTTTATTGGTCACGTGGTACAGATGGACACGTAGATTATTGCACACTAGATACTAACGCTATAGGTATTCATGTTGAAGCTAATTCACGTGTTGATGCGGTAGGCAACGACTTTAAAAAGAATGATTATGGTGTGAGATGTTCAAATAGTGGTTACTTTGGTGATAACCCTTATACACCTAATAACTTTAATGTAGGTACTGCTAATGCTCAAGTTTACCAAGACATTGATTATAGAGCGTTCTCAGGTGAAAGCTCAGAGGGTATCAATGGTTCATCGGAAGTAAGGGTAGTATACGATAGAACATACAGAAGTGCTTCTGGTATAGTTTCAACTACCTTAGCAACTCCTTATACAATTAAGGCAGGAAGGTTGAAAGGTACTGGTAAAACGTGCAGAATCAAAATATATGGTGTTTATACTGTAACTTCGGGAAGTACGTTGACCATAAACATTGGTGGAATGTCTCTTGCATTAACGGTGCCTGCTGCTGCAACAAGTTCTTATTTTGATGTTGAGGTTAATTTACATGAAGTTGCGGGAGGTTATAGAGCCTTTGGAATGTTACGTCACAATTTAGCTTCACCACGTATGGGAACTGCTTCAAGTGGTTTTGTAAACACTTCGGATCAAGATATATCTATTGCGTGTAGTTTAACAGGTGCAGGGGATAGTATTGGAATCTATCGTACTGACGTTTATTTAATGGGGTGATAAAGTGACTTTAGATGAAATGTACAACGAAACCGCTATGTATATAGGCGAGGTACTTCAAAAGCAGGATAACGAATATATAGGTGAGAGCATAACTTTAACCAATATATTTAAATCTGCGATTAACTTCGCTTATAAGAAGATAGTAAGAGAGAAATATCCTTTAGAATATGAGGACACCGTATCAAGCGGTGACCCTCTTACTAAGAAATTCTATAAACTTAAAAAGGTAAGTGTTGATAATCTTCCTATAGATTTCACTATAGAGAATAACGCAATAGAATTTGATTATGATGGTCCTGTAGATGTGCTTTATAATTATATACCCAATGAATTATCAAGTCTTACAGACGTTCCTGAACTTCCTGACGAAGCGGTGGACCACAGGTTATTATGTTACTATGCAGCCTTTCAATATTTCAATATAGAAGATGATGATCGTGCAGTTAAGTGGCTTAATATGTGGGAAGATGGGTTTAGTTCTATAAGAGCTGATAAGGTAAGACAAACAGTTGTAAAAAGAATATACGATGGTGGGTGGTAAATTTGAATTACCCTACAAGTAAAAAGAAGGAATACGAATTAAGGTTAGGGGCCAACGGTAAAATACCTCTAAATGGTGGCTTGTGTCTAGACCAAGAATCAGACATTAACCTTACCCAAAGTCCTTACATGGTAAACCTTAATTGCGACGATGGGGGCATGTTAATCAAAAGGTATGGGCAAGCCTATGTCTATGAAACTTCCCTCGGCTCAGGGGCTATAAATGGTGTTTACAGTAACTATAAAGATAAAACCATAATAGCACATGGAACAAAACTATATACACAGGTTGGAAGTAATCAACCTGTGGAAGTATATAGCGGTCTTGCTAATAGTAAGGCTTTTTTCTTTGTCTATAATGGTACTCTGTATATGATTAACGGAACTAACTACATAAAATACGATGGTACAACGGTAAGTACAGTTACCCCTTATATACCTAAGGTTAGTATTAACCGTAAGCCGGATGGTTCTGAAAGTACAGTTAATGAAAGTTGGAACATGATAGGTACAGGATTTACGGACCAGTTCAACGGTGACGGAACTTCAACTGCTTATAAATTAAGCTTTGATAGTTTAGAAAATACTACAGTAACAGTTAATTTAGCAGGACTTACAGAGGGTAGTGGATTTACCGTTAATCGTACCACAGGATATGTTAATTTTAGTGCTGCTCCTGCAAGTGGCTTAAATAATGTGCAGATTACTGCATATAAAACCTTTAGCGGAAAGGTTGATTCTATACTCAAATGTAAGAGGGCAATAGAATTTAGTAATAGAATGTTCTTTACAGGGAATGACGATATACCTAACTTCTATTTTGCTAGTGGTGTTACTGATTCCCTAGATGCTTCTTATTTCCCTGAGAAATATCGGTACGGGGTAAGGGGTGCTGATAAGAAAGTTACTGCTTTTGCGGTGCATTATGGGAAGTTAATAGTATTTAAAGAGGATTTAACCGCAACTGTGGAGGCTGCACTAGGACTAGACAATACCGCTTCATTCCCTATATCATACTTGAATACGGAAATAGGTTGTGACATGCCGGATACAGTACAATTAGTTAACAATAATGTTGTATTTTGTAACACTTATGGAGGGGTTCATATAATTCTAAGTACCTTAATACCAGGAGAAAAGAATATAACTCCTGTGAGTGACAATATCAATGGTAATCTTCAACGTCCCGGATTACTTCAAGAAGATGTTACAATGCTAAAGAGTGCTTCTAGTTTTGATTTAGGTAACAAGTATTATATATGTGTTGACGATCATTGTTATATATGGGATTACAAGATTTCTTTTGATGTTAAAAAGCCTAAGACATTGACATGGTTCTATTACGATAATATAAAGGCTAATTGCTTCTTTAGTCGTGATAACGAACTCTGTTACGGTCACAGAGAACTAGGGCACTTAGTTAAGTTTATAGCAGCTTCTAATGACTTTGGGCAGCCTATAAACGCTATATGGAAGTCAAAGATAATGGATTTCGGTTATACGGACTATGAAAAAACTATAAATGCTTTTTGGTTGACTACCAGAGCTAATAGTTCAAGTTCAATCTCTGTTAATATCTACAACGACAAACACGAAACTGAGAGTATTCCTATAAGTTCAGCGGATACTAAGAGTTTTTCATGGGGTAATTTCTCATGGAATAACTTCTCATGGAAAGTATTAAAGTTTGACCCTGTGGTTAAAGAGAAAATACGTAATTCCAAGAGGGTAATCTATTTTCAGTTCGAGATTTCTAATAACGAATATAATAAAAACCTTTCAATAATAGCTTTAGTTTTAAAATATACAATTGGAAAGCAAGTTAAATAAGGGGGTATACAATGAGTTTTACATACGATCCAACAACGGGCCTTTTAGATATAAATACATTTCCTAGTGATCCCGCAAGTGAAACGGTAGCAAGACAACAATTCATGACACTATTTAATCAATTAAAAGACTATCTCAATGACAATGACGATTATTCAAAAACAGACCATACACACGCAAGTTTAGCGGTTAGTGGTACTCTAGCAGCACAGGGGAGTGTTGATATTCCTGTGGGTAGTTCTAAGTTTATTGTTAAATGGGGAGAAACTAACGTATCTAATGGAGGTACAACAATAACTTTCTCAACTGCATTCCCTAATAACTGCGTTGGTGTATTCCCTACAGTTATAGATGTTAACCCTCATTATGCGGGTATTGTTAGTAAGGGTGCAACAAGTGTAATCTTAAAACAAGATTACCCGGGCGGGTCTCTACCTGTTAACTGGATAGCAATAGGATATTAAGGAGGTGTTATAGTGGCAGATATGTATGAGCAATTATATCAAGCTAAACTAAATGATATTAAAAAGAAAAAAGACCAGAGTTTAGCAGGACTAGCAAGTGAAGAACAAGCGACAAACAACCAATATACTGACCTCTATAATCAGTTAAAGACTAAGCAAGAAGATGCTAAGACAGGTTACTACAATCAACGTAATGAAGCAGCAGTAGGTAACGCACAGAATGTACAACAAATGCGTGACTGGATGGCTAGTAAAAATTTACTTCAAAGTGGCGAAAGTGCCGATGCTTACATGAGGGCGAATACTGATTTTAGTAATAACTTAGGAAGGATAAAAACTAATGAAGATACTTTCAATAGAGATATAATGAATCAAAATTCCACCGCACAGAGGGAACAGGCACAGAAGATAGCGGATATATATAATCGAAGAAGGTTAACCGAGGAAGGTGCAACAGGTGACGAGCAAGCATTAAGAAGTGAAGTGGAGTATCAAAGGTTACAAGCTGCTCAAGCTGCTGCAAGTGCTAGACGTTCAAGTGGTGGATCTAGTTCGAGAAGTTCAAGTGGTGTAGCTAAAACTGATAAAGTAGCGGTACAGAAACAAGTTGAAGAAGCTTTTAATACTGCTGAAACTGTATCAGATATGAAAAACTTTTTAGATCAAAACGGTGAAGAAATAATAAAGCAAGCGGGTCAAGCAACCTATGACAAGTTATATAAGAAGTGGGTAGATAATTACACAATGACCTATAGAACTTCACCATTTAGCGGTGTAACGGTTGTAGGAAGTGCAAGACATTAGGGAGAGTGATATTTTGAGTAACAACCCTTATTTGGAAAAAATGAATAAAGCAAAAGGAAAAAATATAGCACCTAGCAATACAACAACTCCTAAAAACACCTCCAATAAATTTATGTCGGGTATGGATAAGGTAAGAACCAACCCTATAAAAGGACCTGCAATAACAACTTACACACCTGAGGAAGAAGAAACAACACAAGAGGTTGCTCCTAAAAAGAGCAACTTCCTTCCCAATATAGGCAAATCACTTAATAGCGGTGTGGGTAATTTCAATAAAGCAATTATAAATGTTGCTGACGATTATTTTAAAGCAGTTAATCATATACCAGGAATAAACACTTCAAGTCAACAAGAATGGTTACAGAAAAGACGAGAAGATAACGACAGAGTAATGGTAGAACCTAATAAAGTTGATGAAACTAATGCTAGTCTACCCGAAAAAGCTGCCTATATGTTGGCTAGAAGTGCAGTTGATTTACTTCCCGCTAATATCATCGGTAAAGCATCGGGGGCGGTTAAGGTTGGTAAACTTGCTGAAAGTGCTATTGCTAATAAATTAGGTGGTAAACTAGGACAATATGCAGGGAATGCAGCTAAAGAAGGTATTGAAAATACTGCCTATGGTGTAGCTGCTGATACATTTAACAAAGAATCTAAAGAAGATATGCTCAAGAATGCGGGTACTAACTTTATAGGTGGTGCAGGAGTAGGAACTATTTTAAAAGGTGCAGGTGATTTACTTCCTAAGTGGAAAAAGACTGAACTTCCTAAAGTTGAAAATACACCTGTTAACAAGCCTGTAGAAGCTCCAAAAGTAGAAGTTAATACAAATACCCTACCTGCAGTTAAACCTACCGTAGAAACTAAAATAAACCCTGTAGTTAATAATACTAAAATAGATGGGCTTAAAGACCCTCTAAGCGTTATCGAGGGAATAAGCGTGGGTAATGTACCAAAGAAAGAAGCATTTAAGGTTAATTACTCTAAGATGGATGAGCCTAATATAGACAAGGTAGATAGTGCGGAAATCAACATCAAAGAACCTAACAACACTATTGCAGAAGATTTTGACGTTACTGCTAAGCCTAAACAAAGTATAGTAACAGGAACTAATAAAGGTAAAACTAGTATTAAGGATAAATGGGAAACTGCTTATAGTAGAATAGTTGATGTTAAAAAGCCTATAGATAAAGTTAGCAACGAAGCTTTTGTAAAGGCAACTAATAGTGCTAACAGTGGAAGTGTTGTTGAAAGTGTACTTAAAAATCATTTATCAGATGCTAAGGGAAATAAGATAGGTGATTCCTTGCAGAAAACTCTTGAAGATAACATTCCAAAGGGTGAGGAAGTGGATTTTTGGGAGTATGCTTTACAACGTCATAACGTAGCAAGGGCAGGACAAGAAAAGCCTATATACTACAAAGATAAAGATGTCGCTTATTCTCCTGCTGAATCACAAGCAAGAGCAGAATACTTAGAAAAGCTTCATCCAGAGTGGAAAGAAAAAGCAGATAATATTTCTGGTTGGCTTGATAGCTTTATGAAAGAATGGGGAGTTAAGGCGGGAACTATTGACGAGAAAGCATACAATGAAATGCGTGAGTTATACCCTAATTATATCCCTTCTAATAGGGGATTTAATGACTTAGAAGATTTTCTCCCAGGTGGTAGTGGCAATAGTAAAAGTTTCGTGGATCAATCAACTCCAATTAATAGTGCCACAGGTTCACAAAGGGATATAGTAGACCCTACTGAAAGCATAATGAATCTAGTTAATAGAACCATAAGGACTGCTAAATATAATGAAGTAGGTCAAGACGTGGTTAAGGCAGTAAAAGAAAACCCTGCTATGAGTAAACTCGCTGAGATATTACCACCTCCAAAACCTTTTGAGCACAATCCTTATGCAACTAGAGATAATGTTGTAACTGTTCTTGATGGTGGCAAACCTGTATACTTACAAATCAATGATAAGAACTTATTAGGTGCGTTAACCTCTATAAACAAATTAGATTTACACGACGGTGCAAAAGCTATTAAGGCAATAAACACCGCTTTTAAAGCTTTAATAACTACTAAAAATCCAGTGTTTGCTATTCGAAACGTAATGAGAGATATTCCGACTTACTTAATTAACAGTAAAGAAAATAACCCTTTTAAACTTGTTGGGAACTTAGGTGGTGCGGTTAAGGATATTGCAACTAATTCACCAACCTATCAACAGTATAAAGCTTTAGGGGGTGGAGGTTCTAATTTCCTTAAATCAGATGCAACTAAATCAGCAACAGAATTAACAGGTAGAGTTCCTATACTTGATGCAGAAGGAAAAGTTACTGGATATAGAAATATAAGCACAGGCAAGAAGATATTAAACGCTATAGGTGGAGGAATAGAAAAGTTAAATAGTGTTACTGAATCAGCTCCAAGACTTGCAGAGTTTAAGAATAGTTTGGGACGTGGCGAAAACTTAGATAAGGCTATGTATGATGCTGCCGAGGTAACAACTAACTTCTCAAGGGGTGGAGATTTAACCAAGTTCTTTGATGTATTCACACCTTATTTAAACGCATCGGTTCAAGGTTTAGACAAACTAGGCAGACAAGTTATTAAAAGTCCAGTTCAAACCGCCTTAAAAGGTGCTACAGTTGTTACACTTCCAGTACTTGCTATGAACTACTATAACAAGGACAATCCGAATTTTAAGGATTTAGATAATAGGACCAAGGATAACAATATTCTTATCCCTAATGTATTTGGTGAGAAAGATGAGAAGGGCAACGCTAAAACCTTTATCAAAATACCTAAGTCTAGGGAATACGGTGTTCTATTCGGTTCACTTGCTGAAAGGTATCTAAGACAACAAGATGGAGAGCAGAACGCATTTAAAGACTTTGGCACAACACTCAGAAATAATATAGGCCCTGCAAACCCTCTTGAGAGTAATCTCTTTGGCCCTGCAATCAATATTGCGGTAGGTGGTAATAAAGATTTCGCAGGACGTGATATTGTGCCACGTGCGATGACAGAGGACGGACGATCTAAGTATCTACAGTATGACGAAAAGACAAGTGAGATAACAAAGAAGATAGCAGAACTAGCAAGCAAGCAAGGAATAGACTTATCACCTAAGCAAATGGACTACTTAATTAGAAGTTATCTAGGAGTTATAGCTCAACTTGGTTTACCTCTAACAACCAAAAACACTATGCAAGGAGGCAACACTACTGAAAAGGCTTTTAAACCTCTTACAACACAGTTTATTGCTGATCCTGCTTATAGTAATCAAGGTGTAACAGATTTCTATGATATGCTTGATAAATCCAAACAGTTAGCTGCTGATAGAAACATAATTGAAAAGGTGGATTCTAAAACTGTTACTACTCAGGAACAGACTAGAAATGCACTTAATAAAGTATCTACTGAAATGTCAGCACTTAACAAACAAATAAAAGAAGCAGAAGCAAAAGGAGATAAAAATTTAGTTACCAAATTAAGGTTAAAAATGTTACAATTATCTAAAGAAGCAAACGCAAAATATAATGTAAAATAGGGGTGGTTTTGTGGGTGGTAAGATAATTGAGTTCATTTACGACTTAATGGGTTGGGGTTTTGGTTTAATATTTGTATTCTGTTTAATATCCGCAGTTATATTTAGAGATAGGAAATAAAACCTATCTCTTTTTCCTAGTATATCAACATCTTACTAAGAATATAAAAGGACATATTTCCTTTTAGTTTGGGGGAAGTATATGCAACACAAACTTCTTAAATTCCTGCTTATCATATTTCTAATATTTAGCATATTCGTTATAGTATATAATTTCCGCACCCCGATAAGCGATATAAGGTTTGAAGAACAAAAGATAAATATCAACCTAGCAACAACAGAGGAATTAGAAGTTATACCTTTAGTTGGTAAGGTCAAGTCTAAAAATATAATAGAATACCGTAAATCTAAAGGTATAATCAAATCCTTTGATGAATTAGACAATGTAAAGGGGGTTGGATTTAAAACCATAGAATCTCTAAAGAAATATACGGAGGTAAACTAATGGAAGAAGTTCTAATAAAAGCTGCTGCCAATCAAGGACTGTGGGCGTTACTTGCAGTTGTATTGATAGTGTACATATTACACGATAGCAGGGAAAGAGAAAAAAGACTTATGACGCATTTAGAAAAGTCTAATGAAAGTCTTGAAAAAATATCAAGTACTATTGATAAAATGGACATGCGACTTAACCTAATAGAAAACAAGGTTATTAACAAAAGGAGTGAATAATATGTCAGATAGAATTTTAACCGTAGAACAATTAATTTCAGAATTAGAAAAGTATGACTATAAAGAGTTACATACACACCACACATGGAAACCCGCACATTCTAGCTTTAACGGTAACAATGGACTAGAATTACAAGCAAGTATGAGAAGAACTCATATAAATACAAATGGTTGGACGGATATAGGGCAACATGTTACTTTGCTTCCTAACGGTTTATTTGTAACTGGTAGAGATTTTGGAGTAAAGCCTGCATCTATTAGCGGATATAACACAGGTGCATTTGCTTGTGAGATATTAGGCAACTTTGATACTCCTGGTACTGGACAACCTAACGAACTAGGTAATGACGTATTCGGTGGAACTCAAAAGGATTCTATGTTAAAGCTTGCTAAGTACTTTAATGACAAAGGAAGATATATAAGATTCCATAGAGAGAATTCACCAAAGACATGTCCAGGTACTTCTATTGATAAGGATACTTTTATGAACGAGGTTAAATCTTATGGAGTTACACCAATAGAAGTTAAACCAGTAGAGGTAAAACAAGCACCAAAGTCACTGGGAAATGTTAGAGTTAAAGAGTTTCAAGAGTTATGCAATGTATTAAGAGTTGCTAATTTAGTTGTTGATGGAATTGTAGGTCCTTTAACTAGGTCGGCAGTATCAAAACTACCTATTATAAAATTAGGATCAAACAACGATAGAGCAGTAAGAGTTATTCAGTTAGTTGTTGGAGTTAACATAGATAGTATATTTGGTTCTAAAACACTAGCGGCAGTTAAATCTTTTCAGTCTAAACATGGTTTAGTTGCGGATGGAATTGTAGGTCCTAAAACCTTTAGTAAAATGTTGGAGGTGGTTTCCTAATGGACTTAAAAAGTAGACTACGCAATAAAGCCTTTATATTTAGCGTGATAGGCTTTGTTATGTTATTAATAAAGACATTCACCAATTATCAGTTGCCTGAGGACATTGACATTTTGGTTAATACAGGTTTATCAATATTGGTGGGTGCGGGAATTTTAAATGATCCTACCACAGAAAATAGTGGTTTTGGTGATGATAAATAGCTAATGTCGGAAATCACGACATGAGGAAAGGGGCGGTTAACTCCACCCCTTTTGTTATAACAATTTTTGTTGTAATTGAATTTCTTGTTTCGATTTAGAACCAACCGTATATTTTATTGTTTCGTAATATTCGTTTAACGTTTCGTCCTCTTGTGAACCTACTTGAGTGGTTATGAAGTGAAATACACAAGCCTGCCTAAAGAAATCAAATTTCCACTCTGTACCGTCAATTCTAGCACACACATAAACGTCCTTTTCATTAATATTATCAATCCTTAAAGCCATATCACCACATGTAAAATTACAATTCAATATTGTCTTTCCGTTCATATCTGTAGAATACTGTTTTGCTAAATCTATTATTTCTTTTTTCACTCTAAGCACCTCCTAAAGGATATATCATATACAATCTAAAATTAGTCTTGTGATCTTCGTTATATTCTTCTATCCAATCTTCCGCCCAATCTCTTGCATCTTCGTCACCTGGTGCGAAAAACTCGTAATGCGGAAAGTCATTCCCTAGTTGATATTCTGATAATCTACCACTTTTGAATACTGCAAAATATTTATACATACTCCATACCTCCTATAGTCCTACTGGTGGCTTTGTAAAGAATGCTTTTATTAAGCTATCCTCTACTGAACCCATACTAGCAATCGTGCCTGTACTGGCTTGTAATGCAATTATAGAGATATAAGCTATTGCAGTTACTCCTAATACTAAATTCTTCTTAGTTATTATTGGTTTCTTAGCGGTCATTTCCTCAAAACCTTCTCTAGTAAATGGATAAGACTTCATTTTTAACATGTTTACTATTCCCCTTTTTCATTCTCTATATTAATACTATATGCCGATAGTTTTATTTTAGTACCAAAAATATCATACTTTTTGCACTATTTGTATTAACCTACATAAAATAATAGTAGGAGTTAATCATACAAAGTAGGAGGTATATTAAATGTCTTTAGGAATTGACTTGGGTAATGAGATAACCAAAACAAGCAGAATGATTAAGTTTGCAAGTCGCATAAGCAAAGGACACAAGGATATGAATACCAACGATATAAAGGTAATCTATAAAAATGAACCGTACACAGTAGGGATAGGAACACCAGTAATAGGAGTTAATAGAATCTATTCCGATATGTACGATATATGCTTATTAACTGCTATTGCTAAAAGTAACAATGATGAAGTAATAGAGGAAAATGTAGTGCTAAGCCTACCCCCGGACTTATACGAAAGTAGCTTAAAAAAAGAACTTAAAGAGAAGTTGTCGAACATGGGCATGCAAGAAATATATATTGATGGAGTTAGACGAACCATAAGAATAAAACATGCTGAGGTATTTTGCGAAAACAGTATAGTATTTAGTAACCCTAAGAAATATAAAAGCCAAAGAACCTTATTAATAGATATAGGTGGAGGAACTACTGATATAAGTGAATTTAACGGTCTACAACTTATTAAACATTCTAGTGAACCACTTGGCATGCTACCCCTTTATGACGAGCTTAAAAAGGCTATAAACGCTAAATACAGAAGCAAGTTGAGTAGTGAGGATATTGAGCATATCATAGGTAAAGATGAATATGAGATAAGGCAAGAAATTAGAGATATGAGTTTTACTAGATTTATAATAGCCGATCACGTAACAAAGATATGTAGCAAGGTTAATCAATCTTTTAATTATGACCTCTGTAAGATTGAATTAATTGGCGGGGGTGCAGCACCTCTTATAAATTACTTTAAATCTGAATACCCTAATATAAGCCTAGTAGAAGATGCACAGTTTGCTAATAGCATCACTAATGAAACAGTTGGCGAAATGTTATGGAATAGTTAAAGGGAGGTAGTAATATAATGATTATTTTAACTTGTGGTATTGCGACGGTAGCATTAGGTATAAGCCTTGCAAAAGACATAATAACTCAAAGAATACGAGATAATATTTTAAAAGAAGGAACTACAGACAACAAAGAATCAATGCTAAAAGCTTTTGATTCCTACGTTAATAAATATTATAAAAAGTATACTAAAACCCCAGGTATATGGATAACCGCAGATAGCACAAACACACCAGGATATTGCAATTCTTTAATGATTGAAATAACTAAGGAAAACTCAAAGGTTATTCGAGATGCACTATTAACACAGGAGTTGGATAAAGTTTTTAAGGATTCAAATAATATAGACTTTGAAAAACTAAAAACAATTAACGGTAAATATTGTCCTTATTTTAACACGTTTCATGTTGATTACTGCACCGATAATCAAGGTTAAGGAGGGTGTTATGGAATGCGTAAGTCCGTTAATTTCGGTAAGAAGGATAAGAAACTAATAGAACACTTTATAACGCAGAATAAACCCTTTTCTACTTTCGTGAAAGAGTTAATTAGAGAAGATATGAAAAAGGAATCCTTAGAGGATACTATTAAAAGACTTATTAAAGAATATGTAAAAGTCGTGGAAGAACCTAAGGAATTTGACGAACTAGATATAGATGAATTAAAAAGGTTCATGGGGGAATAGTTCCCCCTATAATAAATCCTTCAACGCACTTGCAAAAGATATAATTGATGCACCCCAAGCTATAATCTCTAACACTAGCATAATAATCACCTCACTAATATTATTATCAACATTAATAAAAATATACGGGGGTAATCATGGAAATATTAACTTTTATTCAATTAGCACTAAAAATAGGACTAGGATCACTACTTGCAGTAATAGCGGTACTAGCAAGAAGGGAAAGAGTTAAACTAGCAACGGGAGAATTAGGAACTGAGTTATCAAGCGGTAAAGACGGAATACAGTTATCGAAAAATCATATCCTTTCAAAAGATGCAAGCCAAGCTCATATAGGAGTTTTCGCACCTACAAGAGCAGGAAAAACCACCAATATTCTAATACCTAATTTACTTCAAAATAATATCAGAGGTTCAATTATTGTATATGATCCTTCGCTTGAAATATATAACGCAACTGCTAAATTTCAAGAATCAATAGGTAGAAAAGTATTAGTATACAATCCGTTGAAACCAGGAGAAGTTGAATACAATCCTTTAAGTGAGTGTAAAGAAGATAGAGAAGTAGTGCAGTTAGCACAAAACCTTTTAATCAATGGTTGTCTAGCAATAGAACTTCCAACAGGTAAAAAGTCAGGTGGTACTGAGTGGTTGCAAATGTCCACTAATCTACTAGCTGCACTTCTCTTTTATGCCAAAGGTAAGAGAATGAGTTTAAGTGATGTAATTGAATATTTCATAATTGCCGATGATGAAAAAATGGAGAGTGATTTTAATGGTAATGCTGAAAGGTATTACAGAGCTTATTTAAGCGGTGCATCTGCTCAGAATATGCAAGGTAGTATCAAGGGAACTATGGTTGCTATGCTTGGATTGTTTCTTGATAACCTAGCTATTAAAAGCACTTCTTTCAATGCTGAAACGCTAAGGAAGGTAGAAACAATAGTATATGTAACCTACCCGGAACACATGGGATATTATTTAGCACCGTTAATAGCACCTATGTATAATCAGCTTATTAATAGGCTTATAGATACTAAAGGTTTAGATATATGGTTTAAACTCGATGAATTTGCAAATCTTGGACAGATCACAGGTTTTAATGTAACTATCAGTACTTGTGCTAAACGTGGCATATCCTTTGAGTTATTCTTGCAAGATTTTAACCAACTAAAACAAGTGTATGGACACGATAACGCTTTAACCATTTGGAATAACCTAAAAACTAAGGTGGTACTTCCGGGAATAAGTGATTCTGAAACTTTAAAATTATTAAGTTTACTTTGTGACGATGAAGAAATAACCATACAACAAGAGAAATCAAAGGTTAGAACTAAGAAACCTTTATTCACACCAGGAGAGTTAAGGAGAATACCAAAGGGTAAATGTGTAATATTGAGTGATAATTTTCAACCTATATTAGACGATACCAATTATTATAAAACAAATCCTAAATACAAGGAGTGGTTGTAATGGTTCATGCTTTTATACTTCAACACATTGTTAAAATAACCGCAGTAATATTAACAGGTTGCTCTATAAGTCTTTGGAAAACTAGAAAACCTAAAAAAACCGATATGGATATCCTGTTACAAAAGCTATGTGACATTGAAGATAGAATTAATAATAGGGGGTTTTAAATTGAATCTTAAAGAAAATATTGAGGACTTCTTTTTAAAGGCACACATTAAAAACCTATTAAATAAATTCAACGAGTATCAATGGTTAATAGAAAAAGATATCGAAACTATGAGTAATAAAGAACTTATTACTGCACTTAATCAGTTATTAAGCGGACAACAAAAGAAGATTAACGAACTTCAAACAAGGAATAACTTCATGCACAAGGTTATGGAGAATAATGAAATATTCAGAGGTCTAGACACTGATCTTAATTACGAGCAAGAAAAGCACATGGTTAAACTTCTAAAATGCAATACAAAAGAAGAAGCTGCTGCTGAGGTTGTTTGGCACTTCGCCAGGGAACACGAGATAAAGGAAAAGTATAAAGAAAGGTATCAAGATAAGGGAGTTGAGCGGTAGTGTTTAGTAAGTACATCAAAGATTATAACCCCTTCCAACTTGAAAGCACCCAACCTCTTAGTTTTCCCCAAAGAGGGAACTATTATGCAATAATGCGAGTACAACGTTCCTTCAAAAACTACGGTGAAATACAGATGTTTATAAACCACGTGGAGAGGTTTAACGACACACCTAATGCTGATACCTCTATCAAAAATTATCGTCTTATAGGCGACGTAAACCTAGTTAAAAACGTGCAGGAATATATATCAGATTGTAAGTTTATAAAAGTTGATAACACGCTAGGAAGGGAAATGTTATTAACTGCATCTAAAGAATATTTTGATAATATCAGTAAAGAGGAATTTCTATCCTGGGTATACACTAATGTTAAGTGGCTAGTAGACAAGTTCAAAGATATGGTTTTATATGCAATTCTTCACCTGGATGAGACTAGCCCTCACATTCATGCTTTTATTTCACCGAAGAGGTGGCTAGAACGTGGCTATCACTTACTAAGCAACAGACACTTCTTTGGAAACAAACAAAAACTAAGCGAGCTCCAGGACGATTACGCTAAAACAATTACTGAAAGATTTCCAAGCTTAAAAAGAGGAATAAAAAAGAGTAGAGCAAAACACATTGATATTAAAAAGTATTATGGACTACTAGACAATGAAGTAACTCAAGAATCAGCTCAGACACTACACAAGAACAATATACTCCTAAAACACCGTATAAAGGGTTTAGAGAACACTTTGAAAGTATATGAACGTGACATCGAAAATTATAAAACTAAAGCTCTAGAAGCCGATAAGAGAGTTTTAGAGTTATCTAAAGAGATAAAGGAACTTAGGAAGGAAAATAAGCTTTATAGAGGTGTATGTAAGATACCACTCGAGAAGTTAAAAGATAGAGAAATGGAAAGATAAAAGACTAGAGAATACTCTAGTCTTATTTACGTCCTATACTTGAATTATTCACCTTCCATTTGTTCTTCTATAGCTGCAAATTCATCAAAGTAATTTCCGCAATTTCTGCAATAGTAAATATCGCCGTTATCGTTAACAACTTCGTGTTCGTGAAACACCACATCAGTGCTTTCACAATCGCTTTGTGGACACTTTATTACTATCATAATTTATTCCTCCTTAATGAATCTTATCAATAATGGTTGCTCATTTCTTTGAATGATATATCAATCTTTCTTTATAATTTTTAAGCATACTTCCGCCCCTGCAATACCATCACCTGTGCTACTAATTGTTATATCGGGCTCAAAAATATGTTCTTTACCTACTTTAAAACTAATCTCTCTGCTTCTGCCACTAGCACCACGCTCTATACTTTTTAATAATTCTATTAATTCTGTAGTTGTCATAATATCCTCCCTTTAAATTCGCCCTATAATCAAATTGCGAGCTACTTAATCTCTTTAGAATTATCAAATATCGCCAAGAATTTGTTACCATCAGTATGAGTATCTACCATAATCATTGTGTAGTCTTTGCCACGATATATCCATTGATTGTAGAAACATTGCTTGTATATTTCGTCTGAATAATATTCTCCAGTTTCATTTAAAATATCGTCTTTCTTGCCAAATTGGACTTCTTCATCA